TTGTCGAAGAGGGTCGGCGTATTGGCTCCGTTGCTGATGTTCAAGTTGGCGACTTAAATAATCAGGCCCCTGTTGGCACAACCTTGGCGCTTATGGAGCGCTCCATGAAAGTTATGTCTGGTGTTCAGGCAAGACTGCACGCTTCGCTCAAGGCGGAGCTTAGACTGATTGCCAAAATTGTTTATGATTTTATGGGGCCAGAGTATGCCTACGAAACAGAGGAAGAGTCGAACCGCACAGAAGACTTTGACGGCAGAGTTGATGTAATCCCTGTCTCAGACCCAAACGCATCCACGATGTCTCAAAGGGTAATGCAGTATCAGGCCGCCCTACAGTTGGCGCAACAAGCTCCACAGTTGTATGATATGGGCAAGTTACACAGGCAGATGCTTGAGGTTCTTGGCATTTCAGACGCAAAAGAAATTATTAAGCTTCCTGACGAGGTATCACCTGCCGACCCCGTTACTGAAAACATGCGTATCTTGCAACAAGAGCCAGTAAAAGTTTTCAAGTACCAAGACCACGAAGCGCACATCCAAGTGCATATGTCTTTTATGCAAGACCCCAAGATACAACAGCTTGTTGGGCAGTCCCCGTTTGCACAGGCAATACAGAACTCAATTACTTCGCATATAACTGAGCATGTGGCTATGTTGTATCGCAATAAAATTGAAAAGGAACTCGGCGTGTCTATGCCAGATGAAGACGCACCGCTACCTGAAGATGTGGAGCTTGAATTGTCCCGCGTTTCAAGAGAGGCCGCTCAAGCACTGCTTGGCAAGAACCAAGCTGAAATGCAACAGCAGAAAGCCGCAGAACAGCAGGCAGACCCGTTGACACAAATTCAACAAGCTGAACTCAAGATGAAGCAAGATGAGTTACAGCATAGAATAAACATGGACATGCAGAAGTTTGAGCTAGACAAGCTTTCTAAAATAGCAAATGTTGAGGTGCAAAGAGAACGGCTGGATAGCGAAGAAGAGCGTGAGCAACAAAGACTCGCTTCTCAAGAAAGAATCAAAACAGCAGAGGTCAGAGTTAAGGGTGCGGAGATTGGTGCGAAGCTGACATCTGAGGAAGAAAAAAACAAAACAGCTACCAAAAAAATTAGAGCAGACCTTCTCAAAGAGGGGCTAAAGACGGGAAAGGGTCTAGCCGATGACGCGACCAACGGTGAATAACTTGGACAAGCGGCTCACAGTTCTTGAGGAAGTGTATGAAGAGCGGTGGCTTGAGACAATCAATCGTATTAAAAGACTTGAGGCTGTGCTTGTCGGCTCGGCAGGGGCAATCATTACATTGTTATTGGTGCAAATTTTAAATGTCTAGTCCTGACCCATACCTCGAACTTATCAGAGTCAAAGTGCGCGAGTACATGCATGAGTGCGCTGACCACCTTGCTGGTGGCGGTGCAAAAGACTTTGAAGAGTACAAATTTATCTGCGGCAAAGTCGAGGCGTTGGCTCTTGTCGAAAGAGAAATTCTAGACCTCACACAAAAACTTGTAGACGAGTAGTTGCAAAATCAAAAAGTTTGTTATAACTTTTCTTTACGAGGACAATCCTCGCAAGGACTGCGGGCCTTCCCGTTGCAAGGTGAGAAAATGTATTCTGCTGAAGTAAAAAACTTAGACTTAGAAAGACTTAAAAAGTCTGACTTTTTCCCAGCCCCGAAGGGCTATAAACTGTTAATCGCTATGCCGACCTTAGAGGAAAAAACTGAGGGCGGTATTTTAATTCCTGATAGTCTCCAACAGGCCGAGAGTACCGCGTCTGTGGTTGGCCTTGTCGTTATGATGGGCGAAGCCGCCTACAAAGATGAGGACAAGTTTCCGCATGGTGCGTATTGCAAAGAAGGTGAGTGGGTAATATTCCGCTCTTATTCTGGCACAAGATTTAAAATTGAAAGCCAAGAGTTTCGTTTGATAAATGACGATACTGTTGAAGCCGTTGTTGCAGACCCAAGGGGAGTTAAAAGAGCATGAGTGAAACAGCACAAGAAGATATTGTAGAAATTAACACAGAGCCACAGATTGTTTCTGCGTCAGAGGAAGACATGGAAATTGAGGTCTTAGATGACCGCCCTATGGAAGACCGCGTACCGCCTCGCGCTGAAGCGGAGCCTGCCCCTAGCGATGAGGGCGAGGACGATGAGGCGGCGGATTATTCTGAGCGTGTACAAAAGCGTATTAAAAAATTAAAATACGATTACCACGAAGAGCGTCGCGCAAAAGACGCGGCAGACCGAGAGCGAGAAGAAGCCGTAGGTTTTGCTCAGAAAGTATTTGAGGAAAACCAAAAACTTAGAAACACGTTGGCGCAAGGCGAGGGTGTTCTTTTGGAGCAAACTAAGGGCCGCGCAGAAGCTGAGGTAGCGCGAGCCAAAAAAGAATACAAAGATGCTTTTGAAAGCGGTGACCCGGACGCAATAACTGAGGCTCAAATGAGCCTTACAAATGCACAAGCGGCGGCAATACAGGCAAATCAGTATGAGCCTGTTTATCAAAATATTCCTGCGCCGACAGTGTCTCAGAAAAAAGTTGAACGCCCTATTAACAAACCTACCAATTTAGATGTAGAATGGGCAGAGAATAACCCTTGGTTTAATCGTGACAGCGTTATGACGGGTTTTGCACTTGGAGTGCATGAAGAACTCATCAAGTCTGGCACTAACCCATTGGAGAACCCGCAAGAGTATTATCGGCAGTTAGATGCTGAGTTACAAAAAAGGTTCCCTGACAAGTTTGGCGGCGGCAGTATAGAGCAAGCACCCCGCAGTCAAGCTGGCAACGTGGTGGCCCCCGCACAGCGGAGTGCAAATAAATCACGCAAGGTGCAACTAACCTCTACACAAGTCGCTCTCGCCAAGCGAATAGGGATTACCCCTGAACAATATGCGGCGCAACTTTTGAAATTGGAGCAATAGAATGGCTGACAGAGAACCACGCACAAATAAAACAAGAGAAAAGACACAGCGGAAAGCTACTTGGAAAAGACCTTCCGCACTACCCGACCCAGACCCACAGTCTGGTGTAGAGTATCGTTGGGTGCGAACAAGTACGCTTGGCGCATCAGACAACAAAAATGTCTCGTCTCGGTTTCGTGAAGGCTGGGAGCCTGTTCTTGCATCCGAGCATCCTGAAATGCATGTTATGCCCGATGTGGATAGCAAGTTTGAGGGGAATGTAGAGGTTGGTGGATTGTTACTTTGCAAGACAGCAACCGAAAATGTCGAAGCACGCAGGGATTTTATGAACGACCAAAATGCGAGGGCAATGGAGGCCGTTGACAATAATTACCTGAGAGAGTCAGACCCGCGTATGCCTGTGCTTCGTCCAGAAAAAACAACGCGCAGTACATAGTTTGGTTTGAGGGAGCCTTTGTTTTATTTTGGATTAGGAGAAAAAAGATGACAGCAACTGCTTCACCTTTCGGCTTGCGTCCAATCGGACGTCTAGACTCAGGTTCGCTTGAGGTTATGCGTCAGTATCCAATAGCTTCTGGCTACGGGACCGCTATTGCGGCGGGTGACGTTGTTCAACTCGTAGATGGTGGTACGGCTACAACGATTGAGAAACAGGCTGGCACTGGCGATGATTCGACAGAAATCGACATCGTTGGTATTTTTATGGGTGTGTCTTATACAGACCCAAACACAAACCAAAAAACATTCAGCACATTGTATCCTGCAAGCACATCAGCTTCAGATATTATGGCGTATGTTGTTGACGACCCGAATACCCTGTTTACTATTCAAGCAGATGGTGCGCCAACAAATGTGAATGACATTTATGGTAAAAACACGCTGTTGATTCAAACAGCCCCGAACACTTCCTTGAAGGTTTCACGGGTTGCTTTGGACATTAGTGAACTTAGCACAGACGCTCAAAACCCTATTCGAGTAATTGATTACTTGGGTGGACATGAGGGCGACGAGAAGGGGACATCTTTCCCTATTCTTGTTTGTAAGTTCAACTATCATCAGCATAGTTCAGCTACTGGCTCGGCATAGGGAGATTAACTTATGGCTATTGCAAGACCACAGTTACTTAAAGAACTTCTGCCGGGACTCAACGCTCTGTTTGGGCTTGAGTATGAGAAGTATGAAAACGAACATGCAGAGATTTATGAGACAGAATCATCAGAGCGTAGCTTTGAAGAAGAAGTCAAACTCTCTGGATTTGGAGCCGCTCCGGTAAAACCCGAAGGTTCTTCGATTTCATTCGATTCAGCGCAGGAGTCTTTCACCGCTCGTTACAACCACGAAACCGTGGCAATGGGCTTTTCAATCACGGAAGAGGCAGTAGAGGACAATCTGTATGACAGCTTGTCTGCACGCTACACCAAAGCATTGGCTCGCGCTATGGCATATACCAAGCAGACCAAAGCGGCGGCGTTGCTGAATACTGGCTTTGACACATTCCAATCTGGAGATGGTGTGACACTGTTTAACACAGCACACCCGACAGTGATGGGTGGTAACAATTCCAACCGCCCGTCAACAAACTCAGACCTTAACGAGACTTCTCTCGAACAGGCAGTAATTGATATTGCGGCCTTTAAGGATGAGCGTGGCCTTCTTATTGCGGCTCGTCCGCGTAAGCTGATTGTCCCGCCCGCGCTGATGTTTGTGGCAACTCGCCTACTTCAGTCGGAAATGCGTACAGGTACTGCTGATAATGACATCAATGCCTTGGTTAATAACGGGTCAATTCCAGAAGGATTCCGTGTCAATCATTACTTGACAGACACAGATGCTTTCTTCTTGACCACGGATATTCCAAATGGCTTGAAGCATTTTGAGCGTACCCCAATGACAACCCAAATGGACGGTGACTTCGACACTGGCAATGTTCGCTACAAAGCACGCGAGCGTTACAGCTTCGGCGTATCCGACCCGCTTGGTATGTACGCTTCGCCGGGAGCATAAAAAGTTACAAATAACTTTTAGGGGGGTGGCTGTTGCCGCCCCCTTTTTTATGAGGTATTGTATTTGTATCCCTGACAGTTACATGGTGTGACTGACACTAGCCACGACAGGAGATAGATATGGCTAATTCTACTTTTTCGGGTCCGGTTCGTTCTGAAGGCGGATTCAATGTTATTAACAAAAGCGCTACAACTGGCACGATTACAGAAACAGGTTTTTCTGTTAATTCTACTGGACAGCTTATTTCACTTGGCACTAGAAAAATCCAAACATTTGTTGGCACTCTTGCCGCTACAGACACAGCCTCTGCATACGCAGACGGTGACGTTCTTGTAGAGCTTGGCGCTTTGAACACAGACGCCCCAGACGGCATAGTGACACCCACAAAGTTTTTCATTCACAAAGCGGTGGTTGGCATTACAACAGCTTGTGGGCAAACCCTTGTTGGCAGTTTACAGCTTAGTGCAACTTCAGGCACTGCAACTAATGCCGCTGTGTCCTCTGGCACAGAAATTGTTGGTGCAGGTGTGACAGTCTTTGACCCGCAGGTTTCCGCCGCAGGTTCTGTGACTGAAATTGATATTAACTTCAATGACACAGCAGGCAACTTCCATGTGTTTGAGCCAAATGTTTCTGCACCCATCGCAAGCGTGAATCTTTACGCGGCGGCGACAACAGCACTAAACGCAGATGCATCAGCAGGAAGATTTACTGTTGAACTAGAATACTCATTATTCTAGGGGGCTGTCATGTCGAGTGATGTATTTGCAGTAAACAAAACGGCAGACGCTACAGTGTTTGCTAGTCGTGCGCGAGTACGTCAAATTCAAGTGAAAACTGAGGGTTCAGGTAGCCCGAAAGTTGTCCTCAAAGATGGGGGTGCGTCAGGGACTGCCCTGATTACCCTCGAATTTGGAACAAGTAGCACATTCTCAGTTAACATCCCAGACAACGGGATA